CCTGTAAACACTTGTCAACATTGGGGTAAATAAATGGCACAAGCTAGAGACTACAAACACGAAAACGAGTTATACAAAAGCAAGCCTGATCAGATTGCCAAACGTGTAGCACGAAATAAAGCAAGACGTGCGGCTATACGTGATGGTCGTGTTAAAAAGGGTGATGGTAAAGAAATTGATCACATCATTCCCCTATCCAAAGGTGGTAGTAACGACAAGTCGAATACTCGTATCCGTTCAAAAAGTAGTAACAGTAGCTATAGTCGCAACTCTGATAACAGTGTAAAAAAGAACACACCTAAAAAATAGTTGTCATATGCAAGGCATGAGTGCATAATAACCATGTCAGTTAATAGTAACCCGCCTTTCAGTAATTATACAAAGGGTTACGTATTGATCGGGGGGCTCACGTTACGAGCCTAATGGGCTGACCCCCTCCTCCCTCTCTCAAGGTCAGCCCATTTTCTTATTGCCCTCCCCCAAAATATACTATATACTATGTAATTGACAATCATAAACACAGTGTAGTGGGATATTAATGCGTATATACAAGGACAAGCTAGTTGTTGTTAACACTCGTAGACCTGAACTAATATTAGAGAACATTCAAAAAAGTAAAGTACTTCAAGCCCACGAAAACGGTATCACCGAGGTAGCGGTAAACTGGGGTTTGGACGAGGTGTTACAACTAACGGCGTTAAAAGTTCGCAATGCCCCCGCACCTATATCGAGAGATTATAGTTGGCCGGGAATACATAAACCCTTCGATCACCAGCGCACTACCGCTGAATTTCTCGCCGCTAACCCTAGGGCATACTGTCTTAGTGAAGCAGGTACAGGCAAGACGTCCGCTGTAATATGGGCGGCTGACTACCTGATGAACCAGCACAAAGTTCACAGAATGCTGGTGGTGTGTCCCCTGTCTATTATGCAGGCCGCGTGGCAAGCCGACTTCTTTAAAACTGCAATGCACCGTACCGTTGCTATTGCCCATGGTGCGCCTGAGAAACGTAAGAAAATTGTCAGCAGTGGTGCGGATGTAGTAGTGATTAACTACGACGGCATTGAGATTGTAGAGAAAGAAATCAAGGCGGGTAACTTTGACTTGATCGTAGTGGACGAAGCGAACTACGTTAAGACCACTTCCACTCGTAGATGGAAAGCACTGAACCGTATACTTACTCCTGAAACTTGGTTATGGATGATGACAGGTACACCCGCATCACAATCACCGGCCGATGCTTATGGGTTAGCTAAGCTAGTCAACCCCTCATCGGTACCTAAATATGCGGGAACATTTAAAGACATGGTCATGCAGAAGGTAGGGACATTCCGATGGATACCTAGGTTCAATGCGCAGGACATCGTGTTCAAGACCTTACAGCCAGCGATCAGATTCACTAAAGCAGCCTGCCTAGATTTACCTGACGTTATGTATCAGACAAGAGAGGTGCCCCTCACCCCACAACAAGACAAGTATTACAAGAAACTTAAGAAAGACTTTTTCATTGAAGCTAGTGGTGCTGATGTGACTGCCGTCAACGCAGGGGTTATGCTCACTAAATTACTGCAAGTAGCATCGGGATCCATATATGCGGATACGGGTGAAGTGGTTGAGTTCGATGTAAGCAACCGCATGACTGCCTTGAAAGAGATCATTAGTGAAGCCAGCCACAAGGTGTTGGTGTTCTGCCCCTTCCGCCACAGTATAGATAAGGTAATGGCTGAGCTGAACAAATCAAAAATAACTTGTGACACGATTCATGGTGGCGTCAACATGAACCAACGCACACAGATATTTAAAAACTTCCAAGAAACTGCCGACCCTCAAGTATTAGTTATACAACCACAAGCGGCATCACACGGAGTTACGTTGCACGCGGCAAACGTGGTTGTGTTTTGGTCACCCGTCATGTCAGTGGAGACGTACATTCAGTGCTGTGCTAGGGTTGATCGTGCAGGCCAACGCAACCCTATGACCGTGGTTCACTTGCAAGGGGCGCCAGTAGAACACAAAATATATGACATGTTGCAAAACAAAATTGATACGCATCACAAGCTGGTAGATTTATTTAAAGAAGAGATAGAAGCTTGACAATGTAAATAGGTATGCTATAATGCTCACTTGAGTTGATAAAGGAGAGAGTGATGGAAACAAATGAGGTTAACCTAGAAAAGCTTATGCAAGCGGATATTAATATGCGCGAGCAGATAGCGGCATTAGAAGTAGAGATAAGTAGTATCAAACAAAAGAGAGACCAAGTACAAGCTGCCCTACACGAAGCATGCAAGACTTTAAATGTAAGCAGTCTTAAAACAAGTGTTGGGACGTTGTCACGTTCTGTGACTACCCGTTATATAACAAACAACTGGCCAGCACTATACCAATTTATGAAGGAGCACGATGTACCAGAGTTCTTACATAAGCGACTATCTAACAAAAACATAGCTGATTTTTTAGTCGAAAACCCCGAACTGTGTCCTGAAGGTTTATCTCCTATGAGAGAATACACAATTTCAATCCGTAAAAACAAGGAGCAACAACAATGAGTACAGACTTAGATATTTTTCAACAAGGTGGCGCAGTAGCTACAAAAAATCGTAGAGATGACGGTTTTACAAACAATGTTGGAGGGTCTTCTATTACCTCCCGTAGTATTAGTATTGTTAACAATAAGTTTAGACAGATGGTTAATGGTAAAGAGATTAACAAAACCTCCGAGCCTTACATTGATGTAGTTATTGTCAATGCGGCACCATCGGTTAACCGTATGTTTTATGGTGCTACCTATGACCCTAAAGCACAGAAACGGACACCGCCTAAATGTTGGAGCCATGATAGCCAAGTACCTGATGCAAAGGCATCGGAAGTACAAGCTACCAAGTGCTCAGACTGCCCACAAAATATTGCTGGATCAGGACCGGGCACTACTAAGGCTTGTCGTTTCCACAGATACATCGCGGTAGTATTAGCAGATGATATTGATGGGGATGTATATCGCGTTAAGTTGTCAGCTACATCAGTGTTTGGTAATGGTACTCCTGAGCGCCGCCCATTCCACGAGTATCGTGATTACTTAGTAGCTAATGGTGAAGGTCTAGGGTCAGTTGTTTCACGTATGATAGTGGGTGAAGACACATCAAACATTGGCTTCCGCGCTATTGCACGGTTATCAGATGAAGAGTTTATGCGCTGTCGTCTTAAGACTGAGACAGAAGAAGCAGTACGTGCTATTACCTTGTCTGTATCTGCTACGCGAGATGATGATGGCGAAGAGTTTTCTTCTTCAGCGGCGCCAGCACCAGCCCCTAGACCAGCAGAGAGACAACCTATTCCACAACCTGCGCCAGTCGAGGAGGTAGAAGATGACGAGGATGACATTCCGGTACCGGAAGTGCGCAATAAAGCTAAACCAGCTCCGACCGCACCAGCGACTACTTCAATGCCTACTAAACTTGATGGTGGTGATGTTAGCCTCGATGACTTAGTAGCGGATTGGACATAGGAGAATATTATGCGAGGGTATAGTCAAGCGGTAATAGAAGCTAACGAAGGAGCCCCGCCGGGGCTGGGAGTTGCACTAGGTACAGTATTGATCGTTACAAGATATGCGGTAGGTACGGCGGCAAAAGAACTTGCTGTATCAAGGCAGACGGTTTATGATTGGATTTCGGGCAAAACAATACCGGGTAAGTCCCATCATGATTCTATAATGGCCCTTATTGCGAAGCTATCGACGGAAGAATAGCGCTATTACGGTGGTACCAAAATTGGTACCACCACAACATAACATTGAGAGTGTCAATGCAAACATTAGATTTTTTACGGCATGTATTGCCGTCACAAGGTGTATATTGTGTAGTAGGTAAGAACGAACACGATAAGGTAGCACCAGTATTTGTGAACACATTGGAGGAGGCTGTTGCAACTACTGAGAGGTTGCACAGTAATAAACAGGACGTGTATTTCGCCTGCTCGACCTTTAAAAATCCCGACGACAGAACCAAACCTAACGCCAAAGAAGCGCGTAGTTTGTGGTTAGATATTGACTGTGGTTATGACATTAAGAAAAATGCATATAAGGATTACACTACTAAAGAGGATGCACTTGTAGCCCTACGTAGTTTTACCGATACCACAGGGCTACCCGAGCCAACCATCGTAGATTCAGGCAGAGGACTGCATGTATACTGGACATTTGTAAACTCAGTTGCTACTGCGGCATGGAGCCCTGTTGCTGAGGGGCTTAAGTTCTTGTGTGTTAAACATAAGCTACATGCTGATGCAACTTGTACAGCTGATGCGTCACGTATCTTACGCGTGCCTAATACGGACAACATGAAAGACCCGAAGAAACCGATGCCGGTATCGGTTATATTTGAGGGTGAGGCCACCTCGTTTGACGATTTAGCCGCACTGATTCCCGTGCACTTAGGCGGACAACGCGTTAAGACACGAGACCCTCTATACAAACCTGAGAAAATATCAGTGTTCCGTAAGATTGTCAGTAAGTGTATGGCGGACAAAGGTTGTGCACAGATAAAGCACATTATGGTTAAACAACAAGATATTCCTGAACCGCTATGGCGCTCAGGGTTATCTATCGCGGCTTTCTGTGAAGACCGAGATATAGCGATACATAAAATATCACAGTTCCATCCTGACTATACACATGCGGGGACTGAGGCTAAGGCAGATGCTATACCTGCTCCACATGGTTGTGATCAGTTTGAGGGGTTACGTCCTGAAGGCTGTAAAGGCTGTCGTTTCAAAGGCACCATAACATCCCCAATAGCACTGGGCCAAGTAGTACCTAGAGCTAAAGGTGCGGACAACATAATTGAAGAGCTTAGTGAGACCCTTGGCGAGAAGACTACAATAGAAATACCTGTATTCCCAGCGCCTTACTTTCGTGGTAAGGATGGCGGGGTGTTCCTATCTAAGCCTGATGATGACGAAGACGGATTTAAAATATATGATTATGATTTTTATTTAGTAGATAAACTAAATGACCCTGCGACTGGAGAGTGTGGATGGTTTAAATTACACCTCCCTCAAGACGGGGTTAGAGAGCTTATAGCTCCAGTAGCGAGCCTATTGAGCGTAGAGAAAGCTAGAGAGTTACTAAACAACATCGGTATCTTTCAACGAGGTAAGTCCCTAGATGCCATTATCGAGTACATGCGGGTGTCATTATCAGCTAAACAGACTGAGAAGCGTACGCCAGTCATGCATAAACAGTTTGGATGGAATGCCGCAAAAGACCTCATTGTCATAGGCAATCGAGAGATCAGTGCGTTTGGTGTGAAGTACACGCCCGTGTCAGAAGAACTAAGTCAGGTAACACCCACTCTAATTAAAAAAGGTAGTTATAATGAGTGGAAAAAAGCCGTGGCGTTTTATGAACGTGCTGGGCTAGAGTTAAGGGCGTTTGGGTTTTTCTGTGGCTTCGGCTCAATGCTTATGCCTTTATTTGAATCCCGAGAAAAGTCGGCAGTAGTTAACTTATATAATCCTGAAGCGGGACAAGGTAAGACCTCAGTTATACAGATGATGACTAGTATCTATGGTAATCCTGATATTGAATCTAAGTTGATTAACCTATGGGGTGATACAGAAAACTCAATTATTAACCGTTTCGGGTACATGAATAACTTACCTGCAGGGGTGGATGAGATGACTAATGTCACACCTGAACAGTTGCACAACCATTTGAAGTTTACTGGTTCTGGTAGGGGTAAAAACCGACTAGGTAACGGCGCTAACAGAGAGCGTAATAACGACACTGTGTTTAACCTTATTAACGTAGTGTCTAGTAACACCGATTTCCGGACAGTAATATATGCTAAAAATGCTAAGGCTAGTGGTGAAATGGCTAGGTTCATTCAGCTCCGTATTGAGCGTGATGACGTATTGTCTAAGACGGAGGTCGATTTGATTATTAGTAAGATATTTGATAACTTCGGCCATGCTGGCGAAGAGTATTCACAGTATCTAATCCAAAACATTGATAAGGTTAAACGTGAGTTAGTAGATATGCAACAAAAGATAGATAAGTTGATGAACTTTCGTGGCGTAGATCGTAAATATTCTACGTGCTTGTCAGCAGTGTTTCTTGGCGCTATCATTGCTAAGCGGTTGAATATACACAACATCCCTATCCAACCAGTCTTACAAGCGGTGGCTAAGGAGTTCAAGGTGTTTATGGAAGACCTTAAAGAGAGTGACTTTGATGCTGTCGAAACGCTAGGTAACTTCTTAGGTGAGAACATTGCGAGGAACGCACTAGTGATTAATGTAGGTTTAGATTCGAGGACTGGACTAGGTATATCGCCTATAGTGAAGCCTATGGGTGATTTGAATGTTAGGTTTGAGCCTGACGCTAAGACTCTGTATATCCCCTGTGCCGTAATTAAAGAGTACTTGCTTAAGATAGGTGTAGAGTACAACGACTTTGTGAAAGTGTTAATAGATGAAAAGCTATTGCGTTACAACATTGGCACTAACAAAGTCATGCATAAAGGTCTTGGCTTGAGTGGTCCACCAGTAAGATGCTTGTGGATCAACAGCGCCAAGTTTGAAGCGGACATACCATTGGACGTGCCACAAAGTGTTGACTAACGGAACCGACTACCATATATTATGGCCCGAGTTTAAACCCGGGACATCTATGTTCTTACCTGCTATTGACACCCGTGCATGCATCAGAGCTGTACGGAGGGAGAGCCGTCGCCTCCATTTCGACTTTGTTCACAAAGTTGTCGTAGAGGACGGCATCAAGGGTGTTCGCGTCTGGCGGTTGTAGTGCTACTTAGCGAAACGATCTATACCGCGTAGTTCAGCGTCCGCCTTAGTGAACCTAACTCCAGTTTCACCACGTTCACGTTGTTGACGTCTCCGCATAGATATAGATCTACTTAGGGATTCACCGGTGATAGAACGTTGTGGATGATCTTTATTAAACGCTCTTAGTTCTTTTAGCAGGTCAGCCGTATTACCACCTTCCATCCTAGTCGTAGCGAGGTCTTTAATAATGCGGTTTCTACGTTTGTCGATAGCTGCCGATACGCTTTCTTTCTGATACATCGCTTTATAATATTCAGACTCTTTAAGCGGGGAGAACCCAGCGCCTTTAATCACTTGATCCCACATAGTAAACTCCTCACCTTCGAGAACTACGTTACCTGAACGAGTAGTTAACCCTTCATCACCAAGTCGTTGAGCTTTTAGTGGTGCCGCTAGAAATTTAGGCAAGGCCTTTTCTAGCCCTTTTTGAAAACTACCTTCATTCATCAATATGAACGAGTCCATTATCCGAGTAGCTAAACTAATAGGGGCACCACCAACGTTAATTATCAATTCACTAACTGCGTCTCTACCACTACGTGCATCTGTGATAGACTCAGTCCGTAAGAACGGGAACGGTGATAACAGGTTCTCCATACTCAAGCTGCTCGCATCCACACCCAACATAGCAGGGAGGCCATTCCAAAATACTCTAGCGGTATCTGCCCCGAATGAGTCGGCTAACGCGTTGCGTAGTTGTGTCTCGATGTCGCCATCTGGATCATCATCATCCCCGAACGCATCCATTAAGAATAGTAGTGGCGCTACGAACGGTACACCTTTAACACCTGCCATTAACAATTGAGTACCCATTAAGTACAGGAATGCTGCTTTAGCTTCAGGATCATTGTTTGCGCCCCATCCGTTTTTAAAGTTTCTAGCTAACAAATATATCATACCTTGTTGATACTTGCGGAACTGCATTGGTATACGGTTTAACCCGCCCAACTGACCCTGCTTCATAAACAACGCTGCGTTCGTGTCATTGTAATCTAACTGAGTTAGTTCAACTGCGTCGCGAGCAGCCTTAGTAGCCGCTACCTCACTATTAGACTTACCTAGCTCTAACTCATATGCGGCAAGAGCAGATGTCAGGCGGTTAACTAGCTCCACATTGTGGGAGGTCCAGTTGAACACTTGCCAGAACTTCGCATGCTTAGGGTTCATGCCCTTGGTGTACACTTCCGTGTCCATGTTGTTCTGAATATCTAACTTACCTAAGTCCTGCATTTCCTGCACCATGCGTAAGGTACCACCAGTAAACACTTTGCTCAGGTCTACGTTTGCAAGGCTAAAAAACTTACCGTCTTTACCCCCTTTAATAGCTTTTGATGCTTGCCCCCATGCTTTCGCTACCGCCTTACTTGTTTTCGCTGCGCCATATGTACCGGCTAGTTGTGGAATCGTTATCATAAACGGCTGCGTCATGTTGGTTAGAATATATGAGGGCGCAATCCCTAAGTGATATATAGAACTTAGTTGCGTAATCCAACTAAGTATAGGATGTTTTTCTTGTTTCATATCAAGGTTCATCATTTTACGCACGGTGTTATACACCTCACGAAGTTTCGGATCGCCCTTCGTTGAGTCACGCATAGCAATCATCGTTTTAGCCAAGGGCTTCATATAGGCTAATCTAGAGATATAGTGTGAGTCGCGCTCTACGGAGTTGGCAAAGGCCTTTAACATCTCGGTTGACGCACCTGCAACATTCCTACGTTTGATCTGACGTTGTAATGCACTGTTCTCAGGTAGGCGTGACAGCATATCGTCGATCATAGCTTGACGTAGTCGACTTCTTTCTTCGGGCGCTAAGCTGCGGTCTAGTTCTTTATCTAACAACCGCTCTAGGTTGTTAACCATGTCCATAGACATTCCACGACTGCTACCCATAGCTTCTTCTGCCAAGGACTGACGCACAGTTAAGCCTAATTTTTTAAGGCGTTCACCTTCGTTTACTGCTCCCGACTTTTTCTCATTAGCGAATACTTGGTAGTGCACATCACTGGCCTCCATCATAGTAAGTTGACCTGATAATCTCTTACGTTCATCTGCAGTCAACTCATCCTCTTTTAGCGCCCTACGTACTTCAGTAAGCTCAGGAGACTCAGCGATCGTTAGATAGTTACCTTCGCGCCATAAGGTGAAGTACGGACCACGAATAGAGTTAATCAAGTTGTCATGCGCAGCAAGCTGTTTTAC